ATCTATCTCGTTAAGAGTCTGGACAGCCTTGCCCCAACTTGTGTTGATGTTTAGGTCTTTAGCTTTCTGTATAAACCGAGCTAGTTCTGGTGAAGGACCACTGCTACCTGAGCTGGAACGTGAGCTGCTGTTACTGCGTGTTGTCGGACGGGCAGTTGCGCTACCAAGTTCTTTATCAATTAAGGACTTTGCCTTTTGAAGGCTTGCTTCAAACGCAGATAGGTCAACCGTTAACCTTAGTTGGGCTTCGCCTAGGTTCTCCGCCACGGTCGCTGACTTGCCCTATCCCCGAGATTGCCGGGGGAAACCTTGGGTATGGCTACCGCACTCAGCGCACTCTCGAACGCCACCGCCACCTTTAAGGTCGCAGCAACTGGGGTGGTGACCGACCCCGTTACTGGCAATGTCAAACCTGCTGAGGCGTCAGTGCAGGTTGAACTGTTTCTTAAAGCAAACAGACAATCCGGTGTGGCGTTTCCCGGCGTTGAAGTGGCGGAGACGCTGTTTGAGGGGTACGCCCTAGATGCGCTTGACGTGAGGATTGCCGAAGGAACAGGGGGCACCCTTACCTTTGCCGGTGAAGCTGCACTCTCCGTTGAGGTCGTAAGCCTTCGCCTTCCCTACGGCAAAACTGGTTTGCTTGGCACCACACTGAATACCGCGCTTGGCGAACGAATCATCCTTAAAACGCAAGAGCAAGTGGGATGAGTTCTGTTCGCATCACCCGCTGGAATGCTGACAAGCTGCTGCAGCGCATTCCCGTAATCCTAGCCAACTACGGCAACAAGCTCACGCCGTTGCTGCAGGAGTCAATCAAAGCCACGATCTACGACTGGCCGGTGGCAACACGCAGAAAGGTCGGCGTGTACTCCGGGAAGTTTGTCCCGGCAGGACTGCGTGACATTGTGGATACGGGCACGCTGCTCCGCTCGCAGAGCGCACCCCAGCTAACGAAAAACACGCTCACCATCCGCTGGAGCGCACCATATTCCGGGGAGGTGCTGCGCGGCGATTATATGGTGGGAACCAACCGTGATGCCTACATAGCACCAGAGCGCGATTGGATCACGCCGGTGCTTAAAGCAGAAGAACCAATGAGGTTCTTTGTGGCTGAGTGGCGGAGGATTGGTGGCCCCTAGCGCAACCACCAAACGCTAGGGGTCATCAACCTTCTGGAGATCAGGCGTTGGTTTCAGCGCTCCAGGTGTAGGCGCCGTAGCCGGTCAGAGTGAAGGTCACAGCAGCCACGTTACCTGCAGCAATCGACTCCGAGAAGTCGGTCACCCATGCCACACCCGAGTGGTACTCAGGGGCGCCAACCGCGCTCATCTCAGGAGATTCCCGATACCACTGAACAGTCACACCGGTGGCAGCGTTCATGGCAGCATTCTTGAGAACCAAATAACCTGCGTCATTCAGGTTCAAGTTCATCTGCATGGGAATGCTGTAGCTCTGACGCTGCACAATCGTGGCGGTAAAGCCAAGACTGCTGCCGTAGTCAAGAACGTCTTGGGTTTCGGTAGAACCTTGGATGCCGGCCTCAGTCAACGACAGCACCTCAGTCATGCCGGTGTTGTTGGTTGGGGTGGTGCTGGCAGTAGTGCCTGCCTTCACCCAGAAGCGATACCCAAGGCTATTGAAAAACGCACCCGTAGCCATTGAACTGTGAAGCGGTGGTTGTCACTAGGTTTCCTCAGCTTCCAGTAGCTCGTAGGGAGTGGGGCGGGGGCAAACGTGGAGGTCAAAGCCGCGAATGTCGTGGTCCGTGGGGCTGGTGGCGACGAGAGCCAGCTTTAACGCCTCCTCAGTGATCTCTAGATGTTGCAACACCTCTTCGCGGCTGTGGCCTTTGTCGAGCAGCTTGCGGGCAAGCTGGCCGTTACGGCGCACAGCGCCTGGAGCCTTTACAAGCCAGTTGTGGTCGCGAATAAAGTGCAGTACGTCACCCTCGGCAAAAACCGTAAGCAAGGTCGAGAAGGTCCCCTTGGCGGGTTGCCAAGCGCGACAGGTTTTGATGAACGCCTGATCAATGCAGCTGAATACGTCCTCAGCGCTGACAAACGGGTACTTGCGGCACAACTTGCGCCCCATTAGGCGCAGTAATCCTTGGTGCTCGCGGTACATCGCCGCAATACGGCGTTGCTCTTCACGCGATAACGGCGTCGCCAAGTAGCCGGTGCGGGGGCGATGCCGCGCCGGCGTAGCCGATGCCGGTTGGTAGGCAACCTGAGCCATGTGCTCAGTGTAGACCTACCCCACCTACATAAGGATTTATGCAGTATTGACCTAGCTGCGTTGGATAGCGACCGCACCGCCAAGGCCGCCGCGAGTGGTGCTAGTGGTAAGACAGCCCAAGACTGTCGCTAAGTGAGGCAGCACAGTCAGGGGTGTCACAGCCTCAGTAGTCGAGTTGCCTACGTCTGTCCGCCACTCAAGCTCCATCACATCTAGCTTCAGGCGTTTGAGGTCACGATTGGGCACGCCAGTCACCAATGCTTTTGAGCTGGCGCTACTGCGCAAGATTGTCGGGTCCCCCAGCAAAGCGTTGGCCAGGTCAAACGTTCCTAATTCCACCTCGCGGGGAATCTGGCTTGCTGTATAGCTCTTGTCTCCACATTTGGCATCCTTGCGTGGCCAAGCCAATGCCTGAGTTGTTGTGGCACGGCTGCCGACCCAACCCAACGTCTCCAAACCGTTGGTTGCCGTGATCAGTGCGCGGATCTTGTTGTCACTGGTTGCAGTGCTCCACGTCAAGGTGCCCACCATCCCGTCAGCAATGCTGTCAGCACTGGCAACGCTCAAGTAGCTGTTGGCGTTACTCGCTCCGACAGTCGCAACAAGGGTGGGCACTGGCTTCTGCGCGATTGCCTAGGTTTCCGGGGCAACTTTGGGTGTACCCGCACATTCAAAGTGAGCGAAGCCGCCGAAGAACTGCAATCCACAGCCAGCGAAGTCAAACCGGCGCGTAAAAAGGCCGCAAAAGACTCCGAATCTGTCTCCGCTAATTCCCCGCGCAAATGGGAGGATGTGGTGCCGCAAATCCGGGAACTCAAGGAAGCAGGTGCAAATGTCCCTGAGATCGCAGACAAACTTGAGCTGAGCTACGTGCTTGTCAATCAAGTCATGCTGCAAAGCTACAAGATGACGGTTGACACCATCGGCGTGTTTGAGCGCCAAGAAAAGATGCGACTCGGCATTGAAGCCTGAGCAAAAGAAAAGCCCCCTGCTGGAGGGGGCTTTTTAGTGGCCTTATGGCTCAGGCATAAACGCCGGAGTCATAGGGTGTATTGACGAGCAGACGCACCATGGGCACGTTCTTGGCGCTGTTGTAGGCCAGGCTCCAAGAGCTGGTGGCAGCCAAGTTGCCGGAACTAGAGGCGTTGGTGGGGTTGTCGCCGTTGGCGTTCCACTTGGTTCCACTGACGTGGAAACCATAGTGGTAGTCGCAGATCAGCAGATCCTGGAAGCTGGACTTGTTGCGGTCCACTTCCACGCGCGATCCTGCTGCATACCCTCACCGATGCAACCGCTGCCAAACAGGTAGACCGGATACTTGTTCAGGTGGGTGGCAGTGCCACCAGCGATGACGCCGATCTGATCGTCGATTACGACGTTCAGGCCAGCAAAGCGACCCACTTGGCCAGAACCAAGACCAGCGCCCACACCGCCACCGGCGTAGACAGAACCACCAGCAGATTGGACCTGCAGGTAACCGGTCTCCTCCAGATAGGCAGCCACGTTGCTGTGCATGGCGATGCCAGACAGCTCATAGCCACGCTCACCCAGAACCTGCTTGGCAGCTACCACGTTGGCAGCAGTCAGGTAGTTGGCAGCGGTAGCGGTGGTAGTGCCGGTCTTGTTGACGGTGTTGGCACCCAGAACGCCAGAACCAGCGATGTTGCCAAACAAACCGCTTAGTTGAGCGTTCAGGGTGGCAGTCTTCAGCTTGTTGATCGCAGCAGCCAGCTGGTCACGAACGTGGCTGAGGGGGTCAGCACCGGAACCCAGCTTGCTGAGGTCGTCAGTTGCGTACTGGAAGCCGCGATGCAGAACAGTCATAATCTGCTCGGCAGCAGTGACGTTCTGGCTGGTCAGATAACCAGCGCCGCTAGTGCCCCAAGTGTTACCAGAGGTGATCACCTCTTCGGTGGGGTTGATCTTGTCAAAGAAAGGAACACGAACGCGGGTGCCACCCTCACGGGCGTCAAGAGCGCTGTTGCGCTGCACAATGCCGGCGCGGATAAACGCCGACTGCTCAAAAATGCGCTCCGAAGTGTAGCTAAGAAACTCGGGGCGGGTGATCAGGTTGGAGAGGAAAGTTCCTCCCATGTTCTGTTGGGCCATTTCTCTAAAATGCGGGGTTTACCGTGAGTTACCCGCGACCTGCTTCAGCCTTAAGAGCTTTGGCAAGGTCTGGGTTTTCTGTTTCTAACCTCATTGCTTCCGTCAAGTTGAAGGTCTCTTGCTTGTACGGATTGACGACTCCAGGAAGGCCGGTGGCACTAGGCGCACTGCCCATTCCCATGGCTCCAGAACTGCGGAAGTGATGCTCCCAGCCAGAGCCGGGGTTGCGGAGCTGTGTCAAATATGCGTTCAGCGGTTGCTCGATGCCGTTGATAATGACCGCAGGGCCGCCATCACTGCCTCGTAGCTGGTGCTGCAGCAACCCGTAAAGCTGTTCGGGTGCAAGGGCGTTGGCCTGACCGATCTGTTGGACCGCCTGGGCCCGGAGACGCTCGGCACTCGCTTCTGCGTCCTTCGCCTGAAGCGCGGCTTCAAGCTCTCCGATCCGTTGCTGGAGACGAGCGTTATCTGCGTTCGCCTCTTCCCACAGCTTCTTGTACTCACCGCTGGCGGCGAGCTGTTGCTGTTTGCCTGACTTCAGCTCGGTCTCACGTTCCCGTAGGACTTTCTCCAATTCACCAAGCCGTTCATTCAGCTTGCGATTGGCCTCGCCTTTGCTGAGATTGTCCTGCTGGACAAGCTCTAACTTTCGGCGTAAAGCACCTGCGTCGTCGGAGACGGTGGTCGCTTCGGGTTGTTGATTCACGGAATCAACTTGCTCCCCCGCTAAGGGAACACCCATGACTTCATCAGTCATGCAATAAGGTGAAACTACACCCGAGATTGCCTTTACTTACGTCAATTCAGGAATGAGAACGCAGCGGCATCGCGGGTGTATCGGTGGCGGGCCTTGAGGGAAGTCCTCAGGATCTGCTTCAGTCCTGCCGTGCAAAGGGCGGCAGACCGGGCAAGTGCGTGGGTCCAACAGCGCGTTCCAGCGCCATTGCAAGAGCTGAGGAACGCTTGGCGTTTGCGCGGCTGCCGCAGCTGCCCGATTAATCGCCGGTTGCACCGTGCTCCATAACGCCGCAGCCACAATCGACTGCACCCGCTCCCTCCAGTTGTTTGCCACCGTCCCCTTTGATGGCACCGGCACCTGACGACCAACGCTGGTGCGCACTCCAATCACCTTCGCCGCTACTTCCTCTGCAGAGGGGTCGGTGAAAAACATCCCCACTACGCTTCTCTCCAAAAGCTGCAGCAGCTGAGTCACAAACGGGGAAACGCCAGTACGAGGGTTTCTTAGGAACAACCTTGATACTGGAACCCCTACAACACGGGTAATGTCCAACACCTCTGTCAGCTGTCGTGGTGCCACGGTCCCAACGGGGAGCTGAAAATAGCGTCGGGCTACGTCGCTCACCAACGACTCTGTGGCCGCTAAACGGTTGTAGAGCTTTTGGGCCAGCAGATCGTTGATCCCCAACAGCTCCAGTGTGATGCGGGTGCGCAGCTGGCTCCAACGCATACTCCTCTCCAATCGACCCTCAGGCAGCTCCCGCAGCAGCAGCGCGTAGATCCGCAGCGCCAACTCAAACAACACATCACGGGTCTCCTCATCGTTGAGGTCCTCCTGCTGCGTGATCGCCTGCGCTAACTCGCGTAGGTACTCATCTGGGGTCATCAGCTGGCGTTACGGCCAGGGCGCATTGGTGTAGGCAACGTTTGGCTGTTGAGCGACTCGCCTTGGCCCGCATTGTCCGCAGGTGCTTGGAACGCCATGTCGGGGCCGCTCATGGCAAGACGCTCCATTGCCTGCTGCTCCTCAAGCCGCTCAGCCGTTAGGCTCAACTCTTCATCCAAATCAACCGTGGGTGGTAACACCTCGCCGTCCTGCAAGATCTTCAGCAGCGTCTGCTGGCTGATCGCGTTCTGCATGTAAAGCTGCAGATACGCCGTAATCTGGTTGCCGTCAATCAACCGGTTCTCGTAGTCACGCGAGATGCTCACAGTCGGTGGCTCAATACCCACATACTCCGCTGCTAACTCAAAGATTTGAGCGATGGTGCGCTCCAGGTCACCGCTGATCACCGCCATGATTGAGTCGCTGTCGATCCTGTCGATGCGACGGGCCTCGGCAGCAGCGTTGGTGAGGTTGGACTGACTTAGCGTGTTCACGCCAAGCCGGCCAATCTGATCCTCCAGCTCCTTCAGGCACTTCAGCTGGCTATCAAATGCCTCGCTGGTGGGCTGCACATACTCCGCACCACCATCAGGTGGAAGCAACAGAGCCGTGTTGACGCTGATTCCTAACGGGGTATCGCTATCAGGGTCAAAGCCCCTCAGCACTAACATCGGGTTCGCACCGACGTGGATTGCGTGGTGGAAGTCGCAGAAGCGCTGGGCGTAGGCGATGCACAGATACGCCACCTCCATTAGCGGAGGCACGCTCAGCAAGTTGCCGGTGCGGTTGCTGTAGACCGTCACCATCGGAATCCGGTTCAGGCTGGTTCGGCCCTGCTTCTCCAACTCCCACTTAGGTGCAGTCGTCAGGCCAGTGGTGGCAGGCGTACGCCAGATCTCATAGCGACCGGGCTCCATTACTCGGATCTGATCGACAAGCGCCTCTCCATAAGCTCCCTTGCTGGTCACCACCCTTTCCTTGATTCGCACTTGGGCTAGATCGCTGCTGGTGCTGTCGTTGGCAGTCCGCCAACCCAACACTTGGTTGGGAGCAATCGGAACGAGGTACGGCTTACGGCGTAGACGACGCTCCTCAGCCAACGTGCGGGCTGTGGTGTCGTTGGCATAGTCCACAACCGTGCTGCTGTGCCCATACAGCAGTGCCGTGACCAGCTGACGACGGGCGTACTCGTTCAGGGTCGTGCCATCACCCGTTACGTCCTTGATCCAGTCTTCCCAATACTCGTCACCCTCGATCTGGATGCCCTTGCGCAGAATGATCCCAGCGGCTTGCGATGCCAGACGGTTAAGGAACGGCGGCATCGTTGCGTGGAAGATGCGGCGCTCGTAGCTGTCCTTGGCTTCACTGGGCTCCCGAGGTATCAGCTTCTCAGCATTGGCTCGCAATACTCGGGTGCCACCGACGCACACATCAATCGGCTCCCAGTTCGGGATCATCTGCAGCACTGCGCTGCTGATGACGCTGGGATCCTCACTGCTGCCGTACTGCAAAGGCAGCGGCGCTGGCGATACAACACGCTGGGGGTAGGTGCTGTTATCGGCCACTGCTACGCCAAATAGGAGTCGTCATCTAGGTTTCCGCCACCCTTAAATAACAGTCTTGGTGGCAAAGTTGGGATCGCTCTCATTGAGGGCGTCAGCCTCAGGGCCAAACCCCGTCGCCAACAACTCCTTACTCATTGCCTCTTGGGGCAGGTGCTCACGCTTGGCCTCATGCTCCATGTCCATTGCCTCAAGTGCGGCAAGCCAGTTATCCAATGACTCCCTCGATGAAATGCCCTTTGGGACCTTGAGGAACCTTCGCAGGTCCTTATGGTCGCGGATAAATAAGCTTGCACCGTTTAAGTAGGCGATATAAAACCGCCCATTCCAGTCGCGGCCCGTCTCGATGGTCTGATACGGGCTCAGGTGTAATCGGTCGCGCTTGGCCATTAGTAGGTGCGGAACGAAGAACCACCAGTCGCCCAGCGGCGTAACGGTGCCAAATACGTGATCCCGTAACCCAAGGCATCCACAGGACCCGAAATGTCGTCCAAACCTCCAATCCCCTTGGTGGGCTTGCCCGACTTGTCGTAGGTCTGCTGCTCTAACGACTTGATTAAGTATTTACACCTGTTGTGGATCTTTAGGCGATCCGCCAACAGCAGCACGTTCACTGCGTTCACCCGGTCTGCAATCTGAGGGTTGGCGCTCTGGGTCTTCACCACAAATCCGCCCTTCTTCAGTAGTGAAAGGTCCGACTCCGCAGCGTTAGTGGTGGTCCGCTGCCGTGACGCAGCATCCGGTATTACTACCAAATCACCGCGCTCTACAAAGTCCCCGTATTTCTCCTGCAATAACGCCACCACCGCAGGGGTGTCCTTCGGGTGGTGCTCATCAATAACGTGGAACTCGTCTCCGCGTCGAACCATTACTTCGCAGAAGCACGCGCCTACGTTAAAGTCCATAGACACGAACACCCGATCCTCAGGTGTGATCTCCGTGTCGCACCAATGGCGATCCCTGTCGAACGGGTGGTACACCGTCGTGTTGGCCAGGTTGGTAAACTCACCCTCGATATAACTGGCAACCAGTTGACTGTCGTAGTTCTGATACAACGAGTCAACGAATCCGACGGGGAGGTAGGGGTTGTCGGTGGTCTTGGCTTTGATTAAACGGCGGTCGGGATTGTCACCTTGTTCGACGAAGGTGCGGTAGAGATATTTATAGCCTTCTGGAGTAGAAGCCAGTGCCAGCTGGGGTTTTTGGCCTCCACGGAGACGCGCTAGCATCATCTCTGCGGCCTTTTGTGCTACCTCCATTGGTGAGGTGTCAATCTCGTCGGCTAAAACAAACGAGAGGTTTTGTCCACGAATACGGTTAAATGTTTCTGTGGCGCGGCACAGCAGTGTGACGGGGCCATGGGGTAGGTGCAGCACATATTCGGGCTGCGGGGACACGCGGAAGTCGTGCTGGATGTTGTATTTCTCCAAAAATTGGTCAAAGGAACGCATCCAAACGTCCCTCAACATGATGTTGGTGGGCTCAAATACTGCTGCAGTTGTGTTTGGGTTGTCCATACCCAAAAATATACTTTTGACGCACAATGCAAATGTCTTGCCGGCACCAAACCCGGCGCAATACCCCAAGATCTTGTGGTCCGTGTCGTCTACAAACTGCTTTTGGGGCTCCAGCAGATCCTTGTAGATGCGTTTTCGTAAGCTCTCGTAGCTCTCTGTGCAGCGCGTGGCCGTGCGTTGGGGCTTCTCCAGCACTCTCCCGCCCGCAATCACACTCAGAATCGACATCC